GCGATGGCTACGCCTCTTTCACAGGGGCGGGCATTGGCCATAGCCGTCCAGCTACCCCAGGATGCGCCGTAATCGCTTGATTCCCGGCGGTAGAGCATCGAGGCGTCCATGGAGGCTGCCATGACATAAGCTCCTAACGAGGCGATGGCTACCTTAGCGTTAGAGGGGACGCCACCGAAAGAGCCTCCCCAGGAGCTGTATGTCGAGCTCGGCCCGGGGCTGGCTACCCTGGACAGGTAAAGGTTGGTGCTGTCCTTGCGGACCCTGATTAGCGAGCCGTCTCCGGGCATGGTTACGCCGTGGGAGTCTTTGGTCTCCGAGCCTGAATAGAAGCGCTGCCAGCCGAAGTACTCCCACTGTATGCCGCCGGCGGGCGTGGCTGCGGGGTGTCCGTACTCCTGCACCTCAAGCTTGACCAGGGGCTTACGAGGCGTGCCTGTCTTCTGGGTTTCCAGGAGTGTATCGGATAGAGCTCTCATTTCTTTCTCGTCCATATTATGTAAACTGCCGAACCAAGCAGCACAACCACGCCGGCTATAGTTAGCCAGTCAAAGACTACCATGTTAACTCTCAGTTAACGTCAGGTCATCATCTGCTCTGCCAGCACGCCCAGGGTATAGAGCTTCCACTGGAAGGGCATTAGCATGGCTTTCCAGTCCACCTTAGAGTTAGCCAGTACTGCCAGGGCGTTGGCTGCCCTTGTGGTGGCATTGAAGTCTCTGGTAAAGACATAGTATTCCGGGCTTCTGCCGCAAGTGCCGGCTTTTTTGTCGGTCTCCTCTTTGAGCCAGTCTTTAGCGTCCACTGCCAGGCTTACAAGGTAGCTCCAATATTCCTGTGCCTGCGATATACTCTGACAGGCGGTTACCGTGCCTTTATCCCTGGCCTTGTAGTAGATGGTGGCGGGGTTGACCTCCTTGTAGGTGGCTTCCACCTCAGCCAGCACGGTCTCATGGAAGCCTTTAACGTCAAAAGGCTGGACTTCCTCAACTACAGGCTGAATTTCCGCCTGTGGCTGCGCTGGCGTGGTCTGTACTACTGGCTGCGTGGCTGAAGCCGCACCGTTACCGTTAACGGCTTTGACGGCTTCCTTCTCCCGGTCGACTTTGCCCTGGGTGACGATATAGAAGATGCCGGCCAGGGCTGCGGCCATCGATGGCACCATGTCCATGAATGTCTGCTGCGCCTCCGGCTCGGCGATAAACAGGGGTATCATGGTGGCCAACACGGTGATGATGAAGGCACTGTATTTCTTTTTTCCATCCATAAATTTTTGTAACATTTTTCTGTCTCCTTCTTCGTTTTTTACTTTATGTAAAGCCTAGCCTGGAGGCTCTTATTATGTCAAGCAAAACGGCGTCCCTAGCTTCGATTTTAAGCCCCTCAAACGAAATGGCAGGGTGATTCCATCCATGCCCCGCCTATTCGACTAAAGCTGCCAGGGTATCAGGGACCGGCTTGCCGTTTTCCTGGTAATGCCTCATCAGGTGTTTGGCGGCGTCCAGGATTTGCTGCTCGGTAGCTTCTACCCGCTTACCCCGGAATCCGCCACGGCTCAGAGCTGCCACGGCTGCCGCCGTATGCTCCCAGTCCGTTGTCCGGTAGTGGCCGATTTTCCCCTGTATGGCTCTAAAGATGGCTTTGGTATGGTGCGGCAGCTTCCACGTCTCGGGGTCGTCTTTGTCCCCCACGACAGCGAAAGCCTGCCAGGGTAAGCCGTCCTTTAAGCGGGGCAGACCCTTCTCGATTTTCTCTCTGGCTGATTTCTTTGTGTCCGACATTGCTTTTCTCCTTCGAATGGCTCCACAAATGTTCTACTCTGTGTTGTCTCCTTGATAAAGTTGTCCGACCTTTAGCTTTCGGCTCTTGCCGAAGCGTTTGAGCTGGCGGGTGAACTCTTTGAGCATGGCTGTCCCCCAGGACTGGTAATCTCTATCCGCCTGCTCTCCACCGAAGCCCGCGGTATCTACCCGGTACTGCATCTGAGCCAGTACAGCGTAGGCGGCGGCTCCTTGCGCCAGCACGTCCTCAAGATAGGTGGGGACGGTGCTTGTGTCGACGTCCAGGGTGTGCAAGCAGCTCCAGTAGACATAGCAGTTCTCACCGTCTCCCCGGGCGTCTCCAATCAGGGTCAGGGTGTCTCCATAGACGCTGAACCTCTGAAAGCTCCTCGGGGTGCTGTCCACCGGAAACTCTACCCGGTCAATGGAGATCCTGTCGGTGATGCCTGACACTTCGGAAATGTCTATCTCCCTGCTGTCGGCCGTGGTGGCAACGGTAGACTTCATTTCCCTGGGGCAATAGCGGGACAGCTCGGCTAGCGCTCTCTGGATAGCTCTCTCAATCTCATTGTCCTGCCAGCGATAGCTGGCGTTGTCCTCGTCCTTCAGGTCTCGCCTGACCAGGGTAACCATGCTGCTCAAGTCCATGCCTGCGCTCCTTTACTTTACTTTGCTTTGCTTTACTTTACTTTGCTTTACTTTACTTTGCTTTACTTTGCTTGCTTTCTCAGTAGGCGTGGGGGTGAAGCCGTCCACCCTGTTAATCGGTGCGCTTCACCCCCGGCCTATTCTATTCCCGGGCTTGCTGAGGTGGAGGTGAAACCTCTGCCCGGAACAAACCTCACTTATTATGCGTGCACGTGGTCAACTCTGGCGTTAAGGAAGAACAGCACTTCCGTGGCGCTCAGGGCTATGCCGATGATGGTGTCGCAATCGCCCTGAGTATCTGGCGCTGTCTGCGTGATTTGGCCGGAGTCTGTGCTTTCGGCTACATAGACATAGCCGCCTGGGGTAGCGTCGGTATAGCCTCCGACTACGGCTACATGTGCGACTGGTATTACGTCCCCGATAGCTCCGTCTGCCAGAGCTACCAGGCGACCCTGTATAGCCGTGCCTACGGTGGCTAGCGCCAGCTTCCATCCTGAGCTATAGCCCAGGATATCGCCCCTCTTGCAAGCCTCCGCCAGGGTAATCTTGGGCGCCTGCGGTCCCAAGCTCCACAGGATTTGTCTGCTGATTCCCGGATCTGCAAATGCCATGTTTTTATTCTCCTTCTACATCTTGTGGTTCAGTTTTCAGGATCTCCGCAACTGCTCCACTAGATGTTGTGTTTTAGTCCGTGACGCCGATTAAAGCGGCTCTCTTTACCAGGGAGAAGTCCGCCACGCCGACATACCACTTGATGCGGTTCCTGGAGGCGTCCTTTGTCTCCATCGACCCTATAGGCTCAATGGTAAGTCCGCCAGGCCCGGTGACGCCGCAAACTGCGCCTTCGCCAAAGCACAGCGCGTAGATGGTGGAGCTAGCGCCGCCGGTGGTGGCTGTCTCCACGCTGCCGACCAGGGTATGGGTGTCCAGTATCCAGTCATTGATGCCGATGGCTATGCCGTTGTAGAGCTGGACGAACTCTCCCAGCTTGCCTTGACCGACCTCAAGGTTGTTGCCGGCGGCTCTGGCCAGGGCGTTTATCTTCCTGCGTGACCGGCGGCTCATCAGCAACAAATCGGGCTTCTGACCCTTTATGGCGTCGATGAGCTGGTCGAGCATGGCCAGGGTCAGGGTGGCGCCGGTAGCGCCGGCGGCTATCACCTGGCCTGAGGCGGCGAGGGTGTTTATGAGCAAGCGGATGCCGTCGAACTGGTTGGCATCGGCGGCTGAGCTGCCGTAGATAAAGGCTCGGTCAAACTCATGCCTGATTGCCTTCGCCGTAATCTCGATGATGGCTGCCTCGATATCCTGGACGTTGTTCCTGGTGGACTTGATGTAGTTGTCCACATCGGCGTTCTGCCCCAGGATTTTCAGGGTAGCGGTGAGCTGGTCGAAGGTGATATTGGGGCTGGTTGTCCAGTCGTCATTGGGGGCGTGCCATTCGGCTGAGGGGAGCGTTTTCTCCCTGTTGTAGGTCAAGGCGTTGCCCACAATCTCTATGAAGGGCATGCTCTGGAGTATGGGGCTTTCCTTGACTATGGTCTCAATGACGCCGGCTAACAGGACGTCATTAGACAGCTTGGCTGCTTCGGTTAAAGTTGTTGGCATAGGTTAAGTCTCCTTTTTAGTTATTTTGCCGCAGTAGCTCTCTACTGCTCCTTTCTCTTTTTGGCTTGTTCTAAGCCAAGAGTGATTTTCTCCTTGGTGCTCAGGGTTGACAGGTCTATGGGTGTGCGTGCCGGGGCACCTGCCGGCACCACGTTTAGCTGAGCCAGGGCTGACGCCTGCGCTTCCAGGTTCTCCTTGACCTTTGACACAAGGCTGGTGGCTTTGCCCACCGAGGCCTTGATGTCCTCGACGGTGTCTCCGCCTATGATGTCAGGGGTGAATACAGGATTGGTGGAGAGCACCAGCTTCTTGTAGTCGTCTACTGCGTAGGCATAGGCGGCTTTGGCTCCTTCAAAGTCAGAGCTGAGCTGGTCAAGTTTCTCCTGCAACGCCTGTGCATCGGTGGAATAGGTGGTTACCTGACCTTCAAGCTCCGTTATCTTTTCTTGAAGGGGCTGAGTAGCCTCTGAAACCAGGACGGCTGCCTTGTCCCGCTCAGCCTGGAGCTCAGCCTGGAGGGCTTGGTAGTCCTCTGCGGTCGGGGTTTGGTTGTCGACTTTGGGTTCTGTGTCATCTGCCAATGTAGTCTCCTTCCTTTTGGCGTTTATTCAGTCAAGGTCTCGGTCTCCATGTCGGCGGCTGTCGCTCTCTCTCGCTCGCCGCCTCGGGTAGACTTCGCCTTAAACTGCTGATTCATTTCCAGAATTTGGCCTCTCTCCTCCAGCCACCTGGCTAGCTCCGCCTCGGGGTCGCGGATGCCCAGCTCGTCCATGGCCGTTCTCCTGGCGTGGATGCCTGACTGGACAAGCAGCTGCTCGTTCTGAGCCAGCCTGGCTTTGTCCTGGGGCAGTACTGCCCCCCAGACGATGCGCATGTTTACGCCGGTCAAGTCCTGCCTGCTGAACTGCTTATGTAAAGAGAGAATCATCTGGCTGCGCTTAATATAGGCTGCGGTGCGGATGGTTCTCTTGCGCCTGACTTTCTGTAGTAAAGATTGCAGCTCCACCTCCAGGGCTACGCCCGACAGCTCTCTCTCGATGCCGCCGTAGGCTGCCCTGGGTGATTCGCTGATATCATGCAAACAGCGGTAAATCATATCTATATAGTCCACGTGAAGCCGTATGCCGCCGCCGGCCAGCAGGTCCAGCAGGTAGGCTTTGGCTTCCTCGGGTATAGTCCACACCTGGCCGGGGGCTACTTTTATGTCCTCGGCTGAGTCCACTCCCTCTAATACGGCTATGGGGTTGCCCGACACCTCGAGGATGCGGGAGAGCTGGGACAGCGCCCTGTTAAGCTCTCGCTGCGCCTGCCTGAGCTGGGGGATATCCGAAGTCCCCCAGAAGTGCTTCGGCTGCCTGACGTTGGGGAAGATGACGAAGGGTATAAAGCCGTAGGGGTTGGGCTTCTTTTCCAGCGTGTCATTGTCCAGGAAGAGCTGGAACTCCTTATCCGTCCACAGCTCGGTGATGGTGGCGAAGGTCTTGCTGATGGTCTTTTTGTAGAGAAGCTGAACCTCATCCTTGCTGAGCGTGTAGCGGCTGGCTACCCGCCAGACTTTGGACAGGTCGTCTCCCAGCCACCAGGCGTAGACGCCGTTGACATCGGGGCTGGTTACCCGGATGCGCTTCTCTACGGCATCCCAGGTGACCTTAAAGCAGCCGTCCCCCAGTATGGCGGCGTCCACCTCGGTCTCATAGTCAAGCTCCTGGAGGTTGTTCCGGGCGTATACCTGGTAGATTACGGCTTCTGCTGCCCTGGCGGTCTGCTTAGCCCTGTCTGTGTCGTCTACCGGCTCACAGGCGAAGTTAAGACCTTCCATCAGGTAGCTGGTGAGCTTATCCACGGCGATTTTGGCGTAGTTAAAGACGAGCTGGCGGTTCTTGCTTCTCTCCGTCCACTGCTCGCCGTTGTAGAAATCCATGTTAGCCTTGTATTCTGCCAGGCGTGCTCTGTCTAGCTGGGACAGGGACTGGGGGTTGAAATCAGTCATTGCGCTGCCCTCCTGTAGCTTTCCTGGGCGCTGCGTCCTGGGCTGCCTGCACAATCAGCGCCAGGCTGGTTAAATAGTCGTCGTGGCCTTCTGCTGGCTCTACAAAGAAGTTAAGGGTCTGATTCGGGCGATAGGTACTCTTTGCCTTCTCGAGCTGGTGAAACAGCTCCTTGTGGTCTGTAGAGCCGTCCTGCCTGTAGACCTTAAGTCTTCCTGAATTGACGGCTGCCAGGAGGTCAAAGCCAGCATCCGATTTCGACTTCTGCGTGAACTTAAACGGTATCACTTTAGGACCTATAGCCTTCCGTAGAAAACTGGTTGTCGGTTCTCCTATACCGGTGGCGTCGCATACTATCCTGGTACAGTTCCAAGTGTTCTTGAAGATATCGACAAGCTGGTTATGGAGTATGGGGTGCTTCTCTCCAATCCATGCGTAGTGTTCAACAACATTGATGTCGGGGTCTCTCTGCCGGTTGCCAGGCAGGCTCACCTCGGCTATGGTTACCACCGTTGCGTCCCTGCTGGGGCGGGTCAGCATTTCATCTTCTAGCTGTTCTTCTTCCCCGGCGAAGTCCACCGCTGCAATGTAAGCCTTGCCGTCATGGGGACTTCGCAATCTTGGGTGGTTACCCTGCATGACGGCGATCTGCTGGCGGGTAAAGAAGCCGCCGCCGCCTCTAATAGGCAAGAGCGCGTACTGCGTCCTGAAAAGCGGATGGTCCTCTCCCAGGCGCTGGCGCTCGGACTCAGCGAAAGCTCCGTATGCGGGGTTATACTTGGCCACCTCCTGCCAGTCATAGCGAAAGTGGCGCTTAACGCTGTCTTTCTTCTCCTGCTCAAGGTTGGTCTGCTTGATTTCTTCCAGGAGGGTGGTATCATCCCACGTCGTGCCGTAATGTATGGTAGTGGCATTATAGGCTGACGACATGGGGCGGAAGTCCTTAGTGTACTTGTCCTTCGAGACGTCCTGGGACTCGTCGATTTCCAGAAGCACCTCAGCGGTGTGGCCAACAACTGAGCTGGTCTCGTCGGCCGAAAGGAATATCCACCTGGAATTCCCCAGGCGGATGATATAGCCTGCCTCGGTGAACCATAGTCCGGTAAATCCGAAGTCGTTCAACCGGTCCTTAAGCCTTCCCATGGAGATCAGGGTCTGCGGCTTAAAGGTAGGCGAGCACTTGATAGCGTTTCCGCCGGATGCCATGAACATGGTCATTAAAAGCACCTCGAGGTGAGCTGACAGTTCGTTCTTTCCTCCCTGGCGTGCGATCTCGACCGAAAAGGTCAAGCCCAGGTTATGCTGTATGCTCTCTATTACAGCCTTTGCCACCTCTGCCTGATACGGTCTTAGCTTCATCTGATCAGGGCCTTAATCCCCAGGGGGACGGCAATCTCCGTAAGGACTTTAGCGATAGCGTCTTTGAGCGATCGCTTCTGCTCCTTGCTGATGTTATAGCGGGTGCGGACCAGGCGGGCAATAGTATTGGCTGCTGCCAGCGCCAGCTCGATATTATGGGGTTCGCTTTGAATGATGGTGCGGAGCTTGATTCGAAGGATGGCGATTTCCTCGTCTAAACCGTCAATCCCCCTGGCGTCCTCAAGCTGCAGCTCCTCGGCTTTATCTAGCGCTTTGCTGTAAAACCCGTGCTTCTTGGCGTTCAGGTTGCCTTTGGGGGCACCGGCTTTCGCCATTACGTCTTTGCTCCTTTTTCTGCTTTGCTGCTTCAAGCAAACCAAAGACGAGGACGTGGGCTGCCAGGTCAAAACGCTGCTGTTCGAGCGCCACCTTGAGTAATTTCATAGCTAACTACCATTTTATGTAAAGTACCCCCATTATGTCAAGTAGTTATGTCAAGTATTTTCTCTCTAGCCTGGGGGGTGGTTCTACGGAAGGCGGCGGGATAGCGGACTTCTCTCTGTCCAGGTGGTATGAACGGCAGTCCCAAGGCTTTGAAGATGCCTTCCTCGGTATCACCGGCTACATGGCGGCCGTAGGCGTCGAAAAGCCCCTCTCCGCTGGCGTGCAGATGCCAGCCTCTATCCCTGGCCATGGTGCACAGGTTGATGTTGTGCTCCTTTGACCCTGTTCTGATCAGCAACAAAGTTCCCCATGTCTCAGGGGTAGCCCAGTAGATGTCGACCGATATCCGCTTGAATGAGAAGGAGGCTATCTTTTCTCCGTTTGCTTGCGGGGCGACTGATTCAGCGATCGACGCTACCAGGTGCTGTCGGCCGAAGTAACCGCCATTGATTATCTTGTCCTCATTCGGAATAGCCACGATATCGATATCGTGGACTTCCCCCTTCCCTCTGCGGATGCTGCCAGCGACCTCTACTTTGTCGCAGTAGGGGATTAGCTTTGACACTAGCTCAACTGCGATTTGAGTTGCCTCGAGTAGTTTCATGGTTCACCTCCTTACTTCTCTATGCGCCTGGTAGTAGGCTCTCTTGCGGGCTGCCACTTCTTCTCTATGCGCCTGGTAGTAGGCTCTCATGCGGGCTGCCGCTTCTTCTCTATGCGCCTGGTAGTGGGCTCTCTTGCGGGCTGCCACTTCTTCTCTGTGCGCCTGGTAGTAGGCTCTCATGCGGGCTGCCACTTTATTGTCTTTACCGGCCCGGGCGTCCCAACAGCTTACACAGATAGGGTCCTCTCTGTAAGAGTCATCCCACTCTGTATCAGCTCCGCAGATAGAGCACTTTTGCAATGATGTTGTTGGAGCGCTTGTTGTCGTTTCCAAATCACCTCCTGTGTAAAATGCTCCGGGTCTATCGGGCAGACGATAAATCCGTTCCTGCGGGACAAAGCGGCTCCACAATTAGCTACAGGACAGAGATAGAGCTTCCTGTAGGGACCCGGGTGCGGGTGCTTCAATGGCTTCATCAGCTCTTTGCGCCTTACTTCTAGGCTCTTTATGTTCTTATGTCTCGGCATTTGAACCTCACAAAAGGGCAAGCTGTTTTTCCTCGTTCAGGGTGCCGGCAGCCGCTTTCTTAAAGTCCCGTCTACGGTAGGCGTCCTCTACCAGCCGACCCTTTAGCTGCTTAAGGTACTGGTCTACTTCCTCCGGCGTCTCCACCATGAAGTAGCCATAGGGGTGCTCGGTGCTCGAGGCAATCGGGTGACCCTGGGCTATCAGCTCTCTAATCTCCTTACGAATCATCCTGTCGTGCGGCTCTCCCAGGAGCTGCGCCAGGTCCTTACCGGTGATGGCCCTGGCTTTGCCTCTGTGTAGCTGTAAGATGGTTAGTAGATGGCTCATCAGCTCTCCTTTGCCGGCACGTCAATCTTCGTGGCGTTCACCTCGAGGTCAAACATTAGCTGGTCTGACCCCAACGTGAGATTCAAAGCCGCTCCTTGCCTTCGGAAGTTAAGGATTCGGGCTATCTCTCCTGGCTGCAGCTTCGTCTCCACCTTTAGGACCGTAATCATGCCTTTCTCCTCGTGAAACGTCTGCGTCACGCTCACTAGATCTGCCTGCGTAGTAACCTCTGCTTTCATGGATTTACCTCCTTTCTATCGCTGGACTAAGTGTCCGTATTTGCCTTTGATAAACCTATCGGGGTCGTCTTTCTTGTCTTTCTCAGGCGCCGGTATTGGGCCTGGCTTGGTTACCAGGAATCGAATAAACCCCGGCATGTTTCTGATCCCCTTTATGCTCTTAGCTCTCTCTACCGCCTGTTTGATGCGGGCCGGCTCATGCCTGACAATGAAATCTGCTGCCGCGTTAAAGCCAAGCTCTGCTAGCTCATCGATGAGGGTGGGGTACTCCATGAGAGCTGTCTGCAAGGCAAGCTCGCCTTGCTGTCGCTTTTTGCGGCGCTGCGTGGTGGTGGTGGTGGTGAGGGGTGGTGGTGGTGCTGATGGTGGTGGTGGTGGTGCTGATATACCACCACCATCATTGGATTGGGCTGTACTTGTTATGCTGCGCAATGATTTCCTCCTCGTTTAGAATGTGCCAGTAGACGTCTGCGGTTGTTGAAGTGTCCGCATGCCCTAAAATGGCAGATATAGCTTTAATGGAAGCCCCTTTTGACAGCGCATAGGTGGCGAAGTAGTGCCTGAGCTGGTGGGGGGTAACCTTAACCCCCAGGCGGTGGGATAGCCTGTCGAAATACTGGTCTATGCCTCTGATGCTGTAGTGTGACCCTGTGGCTATACCCGGAAACAGCCACTCGCCGTCATAGCCTGTTTCTGCCAGGGCTTTGAGCTGCTTCTCGACGGCGGCTGTCGTGTGGGCTGACAGGGGCACTATTCTCTCCTTCGACCCCTTACCGAATACCTTTATGCTGGCGTGCTCCAGGTCGATATCTGATATCCGGATGGTTGCCAGCTCGGAAAGCCTGATGCCGCAATCGGCAAAGATTAGTAGCATGGTCTGATGGCGGTGGCTCTTTGGGATCTGCATCAGGGCGGTAAAGACCTGCTCCGTCGGGGCTTTCCTGATAAGCCTCGGCAGTCTGGGGCGCGCTATTTTGGCTGCCGGCGTAGCTGAGATCATGTCTCTGTCTGCCAGATAGCCAAAGAACGACTTAACCGCGCTGACCTGGCGGTTGATAGTCCCTAGAGAGAGACCTTTGACCTGGAGGCTGGCCAGGTACGCCTCTATGTGCGCTCTTTTAGGTTTCGGCGCACGCCCAAGAAGCGCCTCGATGGTGGCTCTATAACTCGGGATAGTTCTCCCTGAAAAGCCTCGAGCTAAAAGGCTGGTTATCCAGGGGTTGATGTATCTGTGGAAGTCCAGGTTGGAATCGTATTCCTCCGGTATGGTTTGCTGTTCAAGCTGTGCTAGTTTCCAGGTAAGCTCTCGGACAAGGCGTTGATTCGACGGTGACAGTCTGGACAGGATAGATAGAAGCTGCGACATGGCGTCCCCCCCTTCTGATGATTCCGCCATTGTAGGGGGCGACTGCGGCATGCGCCATGTTTGGGAGGACATGGCACCTCCCAATCACAGCTTTTACGGCGTAGCTTCAGGCAATAGTGGAGCGCTGTACGGAATTTACAGCTCGCCTGAAAGCGGCGTTGACCGAACCCTCTATGCCAGAAGCGGCA